CGCACCAGCAAGAACCAGCATGATTTCGGCAGTTTTGCCTACAGCATCATAAACATCATCAAGATTTTCTGATAAAAATATTAAACCCTCAGATAATGTATCTGTAATTCCAACAGACTGGTCAAGTTCTCCAAAATATTTGGTATTTGCGTTGCTTATGCGCTGTAAGGCCCCTTCTACAGTAACAGGCAGTTTGGCAAATTCACTTCCAATAGCATCAGACTGATTAATTAACGCGCGTGTGACTACTTCTGTTGTCAATTCACCAGCAAATGCCATCTCACGCAATTCGCCAGATGTTTTGTTCAAGTCTTCCTTAAGGGCTTGCATGATGCGGGAACCGCCTTCAGCAACAGCATTAAATTCTTGACCCCTCACAACACCGCTGGCAAGCCCTTGGCTAAGTTGAAGCATCACAGACGCGGTTTCTTGAGCGGTTGCACCTGAAACTGATAAAGCTTGGCTGACAGTGCGCGTGATATCTAAAACATCATTTTGCGCAACAGCTTGGTCCTGCAAAGCTCGTTCAAGTCGTGTGTAAAGCTCAACTGTTGAACCGAGTGACACCCTTGTCTCTTGTGCGATATCAAAAGTTCCTTGTTGGGCCCTGTTGAATTCTTCTTGGCTTTTGGTGACTAAATCAATTCGAGCGTTTAATGACTTATATTCGTCACCAGCCTTAACTATATCTTTTGCGATTTTTGCACCAATGCCAAGCGCGCCCAATCCGATCAACGCATTTTTAATGCTTCCAATCCGTTTGTTTAAGTTTGACGCACTTGTTTCAGCTTCTTTAAAGCTTTTTGATGTTTCCTTACCAGCTTTGGACCCAGCAGTTGCAGCACCTTTCAATTCTTTTTCAAGGTCTTTAACTTCAGCTTGGACTTTGCCAGTTTCGCCATCAATGCGTAATACAACTTTTAGATCTTGGCTCATGTTTTTGGTGGCGGGCAATCACACTTTAAAGTGTCTCGGCTGGAGTCAGTACCGATTGATTGCCCTTATTTGCTCGCTTTATTAAGTAACTTGACAACTTCAACTTCCATCACTCCAAGCTTATCAAGTATTTTTTTACGCTTCGCAATTGGTATATCGTGCATGTTCATTACAGCTTCAATCTCAGTGCGTTTAAAGCCATCGTAATAATCCCTGCTAATACCAACAGTTTTGCTAATTGGTAAATCTTTAAACACTTCAAAAGCTGTCATATTGCTCGGAAAAATGTCTAATGTCTTCACCTCATTTTTTAACTTTTCTTCTATCTCTTTATCTGTCAAGCCCCAATCTTTGCAATCTTGTTTGATTGAATTGAGGCTTGGCCTTGGTCGATAGATTGCCTCGGCTAATATCTTGAGTTTTTTCGCTCAACCCCCTCGACTTCTTCGTTGTATTTCGCCAGGATTGCTCCCCTGCATGGTTGGCTATTTAAAGCAACTTCACGAGGCTCAAAGCCGTCAGGAACTTCCAATTCTTTGACATCTACAACGATTGCTTCAAGTACAGCACGAACGCCACCTTCTTCAAATAATCGCGTTCTTTCGTCTACGTCAATTAATTTGTAAATGACGGTGAAACAGCCTTTTTGTTGTTTCTTTTCGCCAGGGAATACCACGTTGACGCTTCTTTCGAATTCGACTGTTGGATTTAATTTAAACATTGGTTATGACTCCTATTTAATTATGAAAAAATATACTGAACTTCATCATCACTGCCAGATGAAGTTGGGTGTGGTGTTAAATCAAAGCTCAAGCCTGTTATGCTTTGATCATCTTGAATGCCAGGGTTTGCCAGTTGTGTTTGTGGCATAGTGATGCGTATAGTATTACCAACGCCACCATTCAATTCCCAATAGCTGATTCCACGGGCTTCGGATTCCCATAATGCATATGGGTTAAAGTCGGCCATGTCTTCAAACCACGCTGTTATGTTTGCAGATGGCTTTCTATCAAGATAAGCGATTGCTTTTGTTTCAGTTGATTCTCTGAACTCGTTGACATTACCAAGCGTGAAAGAAAATGAACGTCCTTCAGCATTTGTGCCATGCACAGAACAAACGGAATTGTCTTTTGTACAAACGATTGGTGTTTGAAATGATGAATAATCAGGTGTGCCAGCAGGAGCGGCATCAGCAGGCGTTACATATACGCCGACCATTGTCACGGTAGCTTTTAAAAAGTCACCAATTGCAGTATTATTATTTATTGTTCCAGATGCGCCCAATGCTTTAAATAAAACGCCGTTTTGATAAAAATAAATCGTTGCAGTTGTTGTTGCTTCTGAATCTGGATCATACTGATATGAAACACCAGTATTTTCAGTACCAACAAGTTTACACGCCTTATATATTGGGTCATGTGGTGGAATGCCGTCAACAGTACCCGAACCAGTCATGTAGATGTCAAACGAAATATCTTGACGCTTGTTTGTATAAGAAACTTCATCAGCACCAAAAAACTGCCTGTTTGGTGTTTTTGTTACAGTGTCGCTTGATGGGTTCATCGTAAAGTTGTAAACCTCCATTGCGTCACTTGCTGGAGTAGGAACTGCGTCAGTTCCTACAATAGTCTCTACTTTGACTAAGATTGTTTGTTTAGTTATTGGTTGCATTTTTTGTCACCTTTTTGGTTTTGGTTTCTTGTTCTTTTTCAGCTTCGCGCTTTTTGGCTTCTGCTGGCGTGATTGACGCTTCAGTTACGCCTACACGCTTGCCATTTTTCATGATGTATGAGTTGTATCTCTTCATTTGATTAACCTTTAATTGTTTTGCATTCGTATGTGTCTGACCAAAGCAACAAGCCCTTATACATGCCAGCCCTTTTACCACTCCTGAAAGAGATTGTGTCTTGACAATCTGGTGGTGTCCAACCGCGTAATGATGCGTAAATACCATCACGTATGGCAGTTAAGCTTTGGTTTGCTTTACCACCGTACGCATCAGTAAAATCAGCAACAATGATTAAAATGTCAATGCCACCTGTCACAAAATCGCGTTGGCTTCCTGTCGAATTCAAAGACGAAACTTTTTCATCACGAGGTATGACAAAAAGGGCGGGTGGGGCCTTTGTTGCGTTTGCTAAAACTGCTTTGATTTCAGATGCGAAGCCATACTTTCTAAGCTGACTGCCCATGTCTGTTTGCAGTTTTTGACGCCATAATTCATAATTGATCATCAGTAACCCGCCATTGTTGCATCAGTAAATTGACGCTCTGATGATTCATATTTAACGCTTGTCGCGCCTGAATTAGATGACACTGATGTTCCTGTATCGTCAGTTAAAATTGCCTTTCCGCTTGCGATGTCTTTCAACCAGGAAATGGCCCTTTTATATCTGGATTCGACTTCATCGATTGCGGCATCATCATGTAAAAGATAACGCGCTATATCACAACAGACGCGGTTTAAGTTGTCTGACACCGAAGTTATGGGCGTTGAGTAGCGCACACCAAGATATGAATTTATTTCACTTGTGGCTGAATCAAGCGCACTTTCAACAACATCAGTATCATTGTTGCCGTCATTGTCTCGATCAGCCAGCTGGTTAATTTCAGCTTCGCCGAAACGGTTTTCCAAGTCTTGAAGTGTCGCGTACGCCATTACTCAAGCATTCCTTCCAAGTGTTTTACAACGCTTGAACGCTGTTTGTCACCTTTGGCCTGTTCAAGCTCAAGCAACGCCATTACTTCTTCATCATTAAGATTTTCAGCAGCGGATTTAAGCTTTGAAACTGAAAGGTCTGATATTTCATCAAGTGATAAACCGTCAACGGGTTCTGGTACGTCACCGCCTGTCATATCAAAATAACCTTTCTTGATCAGGTCTTCTTCAACGTCTTTTGGAAGCCCACCGCTGTACTTGCCAGCGGTGAATCTTTTTTTGTCATGCTTTATGTTAAATTTAAGTCTCATGATTACCTCTTACGCAACAGCGTCTTTGATTAAGTAACCACAGCCAGCAGCGGTCAGCACAGGCTTACGGCAATCTTTAGTACCGTAAATCCATGAGTCTGAGTTTTCATCAAACCAGGGTTGTTTAACAAACGGATAACCTTTCAAGTTGTAGGTGTAACCATATGAGCGCACTTTGTTTGAAGTTGGATTTTGATTAACGTAAGCTAATACAACGTCCTTGCCCCAAAAATACTGATTTGCGCCACTTGTATCTGTGTAATGTGCTGACGTGATAACTAAGTTTTCAACACCGATGAAATCAGCAAGTTGTTGGTCAGTAACTTTGGTTAAGTTAGCACCAATTGCTTTTACGTAGTCGATTACATCTGGATGGCGTCTTAATACGCGAGCTGTTACAACTGACATAACGCATGTATTTGGTGGCACACCCTCTGCATCTTCAATAGCTTGGCTTGCTGTGTCAAAATCATCTGCTGGGTCTGAATTAACATAGTCTGACCATTGCGAAGTGCCTGACAATGTAGTCGTATTTGCAACAGGGTAAGCAGCCACAGTTGTTGATAAATCTGCTTTCTCTTTTTCAAGCGAGAGCATGATTTTATCTTGCGTCAATTGAACTGATGGGGTAGCTAAATCAATGCCTGGAACTGCTGCGGCTTCTTCCATGTCTTCAACAGCAACTGGCGCATTTAATGCATGGTCAATCAATGCGTATGTTTGACTTGAGTAAGCCAAGCCAGTACGTTTGGTGACAGTACCAGGTGCGCGTTCTGTATCAACAATTTGAAAAGCTTCCTTGCCCCACATTGGAATTTTTCCAGAACGTGAATTAACTGGAACATTGGGAAACAAGGCTGAGCCCGCATTAAAAATATTTGGCGCATAAGATTGAGCCAGTTTTGATTGAATTGGGTCTACTCCCAATCTGATTTGTGAATGAGTCATTGGCATGGGGTGGTCTCCTTTATGCTGTTGGTACTAAGTAAACTTCGATTAAGTCGCCGTCATCTGTTGCAGCAGTTAAAGCAATGCCTGCTTTAATTCCTGAGTCATAAGCGGCCGCTTTGCCTGACGTGCCAGCTTCTACAGCTCCGCCAGCAGATATGGCTTCACCAGCTTCAACAATGGCTGTTCCAAGCACATGTACGCCTAAATTGTCACCGCTTTCTGCGGCCACTCTTGTTACACCAAATACTCTTGCTGCGGCTGTTGGATAATCACCATCAACATCAACAAATCTTTTTTCTTCGACTGTTCCAGATGCTTCAATGGTTAATGTCATTAATGGGTGTTCTGTTGGATACATGGTTTAAGCTCCTACTGCTTGTGCAGCTTCAATTAAGCTGACGTTGTGTTCTTTGGCGTATGCTTCAGCTTCAGCCAACTTGACCAATCTGTCTTGATCGACTAATTCATCTTTCGGTGCTGAAAAATTAACTGTTGCTACAGGCTCTTTGTCCTGTTTTGATTTTTCGGTAAAATCAAGAATCTTTGATTGAGTGGAAAGCAAATCTTTTGCTTTTTGAATCAATGTGGATTTCCCTTCCGAGAATTCGATTTCTTCATGAGGAAATGCAGATGCAAGCTCAACCCATGATTCTTTCATTGCAGGGGCCAGCTTGCCCTCACTGACCATCTGGTCACAAAATGCTACAAACTCAGCATCCTTTGCTTTTTTTGCGCTCTCTGACAGCGACATTTCAAGACTCTTGGCCTTTGTTTGCGCTGCTTCCAAGTCGGCTTGTGTTTTCGCCAACTGTTGTTCAATTGTTAATTCTTCTGGCATGTTATTAACCTCATTTGGTTTGGTTTCTGGTAAATTGGTTTGTGGTTCTTGTGGATTTGGTAAAAGGTCAGCGAGAATGTCTTTGATTCGCTGTGTGAGTGATTTTTCATCGTCAAGATTGCATGACAGCTCAATCTCAAAATGGTCATTATCACCACCGACAAGCTCAACATTTGCAAGTCCTGATACCGCAGGCGGAACAGCGCCTAAAAAGCCGATGTGTCTGACGTATAACTTCCCTGGAGATGGGTTTGCTGGCGAATTTCGGTCAAAAATAGATAGGCTTATTTTTGAAAACATGCCTTTTTTTAATTGCTCTTTGAACTCACCGAACAACTGCTTGGTCCTTGCAATCAGTTTGCCACCTTTGACATAAAATGATTCGGGATAACCTTGTGCGGGGTCGTTGTCTTTAGGATGTCCTTTGACATAAGGTGCTTTCCATTTTGCGGGGTCAAACGATTCTGCTAACTCAGTTAAGTCATCTTCAGTGATAACCACATTGCGTCCATTTGCATCAACGAATGTGCCAGCACGCAACACTTCAAAGTCTTTGATATTCTTGCTCATGCGTGACACGATATTAATATTCCATGCCGAAAATAAGCCAAAAAACGGCACGTTTAAAAAATGTTGATTAATGGATAAAAAAGAGTAAAAAAGATTGAATTAGTACTTGTAATATACATCGTCACGATGTATAATGTATTACATGGTTAGGGAGGTCTTAATCACCGACCAAGCGGAAATTAAATACTTAAAGAGGATAGTAAAATGAAAAACTTAAATAATGTAGAAATTAAATTTGAAGGTATGGGCGATTATGGGTTGCATGATTTCTTTTTTAATGCGATAGCAAAAGTTGATGGTATTGAATATGATTTTCAATGCTGCTCTGATGACAATAAAACAATCAATTTAAATGATTGCGGTTATGACGAAGGAATCTGTAAAGATGTAAACGAAAAATTAGCCAATGTTGTCGGATGGGATGGGGTGCTCAATCTGATTAAAAAAGCATACAGGGAATATACCAAAGACTATGTAACTATAACTCAAGATATAATGGATGTCATAGATGCTGAAATTATGAATACAGAAGGAACTCATGTTGGCTATGATGAAGACACCAAAGAGGATGAAGTCGTGTGGAATGATGTCTACGTAGATATCCCGCAAGGACAAATACAAGTTGATTTTACTTGGTATGGTGACTACTCGCCAAATTCAGAAGACGGTGGTCGCTGGGAATATTCAGTAAAACTTGGCGACAAAGTTGAATTAGTATGAAAAACAAACAGAACACAAAGAAGCCATCAAATCAGGTGGCTTCACTTTATATTTATTTTGAGGTTAGATAATAAATTATGAGTTATTCAACAGGGTTTAGATTTAAAGAGCCTGACCTGGGCTTGTTTAAAAACGATGCAGACGTGGTGGCTGAAAGGCTATCTAAAAATGATAGGGTGATTGGTTTAACAGATGGG